TTTTTAAAAATGTTTATAATTCTAGTGAAATTAAATTTCTTAATAAAGAACTTGTAAAAAGAATTACTTCAGAAAAAGACAGACCAGCCTCTAATATTACTAAAACTTCTTCTGTTAATATAGTAAGCCCTCATGGCATTAAAATTACTGATAGAATGTATAATTGTTTACACGGGGCCAATCGTCTTAATTTTGGATATGTTTTATATGCCGAAAGAAACGACATGCATTATAATGTTTACTCTTCTACAAATAAAGGAAAGTACGATTATCATACTGATATGGATTTTAACAACCCTGCATCTGATATTAAACTTACGGGAATCATTAATTTGTCCATGAAAAAATATACTGGGGGCAAATTATATTTGAATCCTTTTGGAAATAGTTTTGAAGTTACAGAGCTGTCTTCTCCAGGGACCATGGTTATTTTTCCTTCTTTCTTTTTACATAAAATTTCTCCTGTTCTTACAGGCGAAAGAATTAGTTTAGTATTATGGGGGAACGGCCCCAAGTTTCAATGATAGAAGACAATGATATATTTACTTCTCAAGAAAAAAAGCATGTTAAGGAATATATATTAGGCAACCAATTTCCTTTTTATTGGGTGCCTTGTCAAACTATAGATCCTCCTGACCACAAAGGTTTTTTTCTTCATAATTTAATTCAAAGGGATACTTTAAATATAGTATCTAGAGAGGCTGTTTTTTTTATAAACATCGCCCAACGTTTTATAGAAAAACATAAACTTTCTTGTAAAAGATTTTTTAGAGCCGCCCTTAATCTTACTTATCCTATACCAGGACACAGTGTTCCTCATAAAGATCACTCCTTTCCGCATTTTCAAATCATCATGTATCTAAACAATACCACGGCTTCGACGGTTCTTCTTAAAAAAGGAAAAAAATTTAAAGAGTTCATGCCTAAACAGTTTAAAATTATTTGTTTCCCGGGACATTATACACACTATCAAAACTACCCTAAAAGGGGACGACGAGTGGTGGGAGTGTTTACTTTTAAATGATTATTATTCAAGACAATTTTTTATCTATAGCTGAATGTAACAAACTTCTACGCTTTTATAAAAGGAACAAGCATTTAATGCGTAAATGGCCTGAGAGGGACCCAGGACCTTGTGCTTATCGTACGGACATTACTGACACCACTAATCCTTTTATGAAGAAAATACTTTTGCGCATAGAATCCCATGCTCAAACTCATTTTATACCTAATTTAAAAATTGACTGGGCTGAGATAAAAAGACATGAGCCAAAAAGCTCCCATCAATTTCATTTCGATACCGCCAGCAAACGCACTTGTCTTGCCTCTGTTACTTATCTTAATACCCTTTCTTCAGGCAAGACCATTTTTAAGGAAGGATTGGAAATCGAGCCTCGCGCTGGCAGAAGCATTTGGTTTGACGGAAAACTATATCTTCATGGGGTTTCCATCATTGAGGAAGATAGATACACCATACCTGCTTGGTATTTCATACCTTAAAATCTGTAGTTGATTGTTAAAATCAGGTATAATATAAAGAAATTTTAGGATTTTTCTATGCTACATAAAATCAGGCTAATACCAGGATTAGATAAACAGTCTTCAGATACCGGAGCCGAAGGAAAATGGGTCAACGCAGACTATACCCGCTTTCGCTACGGCTTCCCTGAAAAAGTAGGGGGCTGGGAACAACTGGTTAGCGATAACTTGATTGGCGCGGGCCGTGACCAGCATACCTGGGTCGATCTAGCCGGCAACAAGTACGCAGCCATTGGAACCAATAAGTGCCTTTACATTTATTTTGAAGGAGCAGTCTACGATATCACTCCTCTGGATACTGCCCGTCAACAAACGGGCGCCACGTTCACGACCACGAGCGGTTCATCTACAGTTACTTTGACTACCAGTAGTGCTCATGACGCCGAAGAAGGAGATATTATTTTATGTTCCAGCGCCACTTCCGTACCCGGAGGATTTAGCGCATCTGATTTTGACGATGTACTTTTTGAAGTAAGCGCTGTGCCAACTTCTACGACCATAGAAATCACTATGGGAAGCAATGCTGGCTCAAGCGCAGGACCTTCAGGGACTGTCACTATAGATTTTTATTATGTAATTGGCCCTCTTATCCAAACTTATGGATATGGCTGGGGTACGAATACTTGGAGTGGTCAAACCCTTCCTCTCATTCAAACAACTTTAGATGGAGCGTTGCTTAATGATGCCTATGGAACAGGAGGATCAGGAACTGACATTGATTTAACGTCGACTACAGGTTTTACAAGTGCGGGTACGATCTTAGTAGAGAGTGAACTGATTACCTATACTGGTATTACTAGCAATACCTTAAATGGAATTACTCGAGGAACTAATGGAACTTCAACAGCAGCACACTCAGATGACGTAGCAACCTATGATGCCACAAATTATGTGGGCTGGGGTAATGCAAGTTCTTCATCAAATATTATTATTGAACCTGCGCAATGGAGACTGATAAACTACGGGGAAAATTTATTAGCCCTTATTCATAACAAAACAATTTTCCAATGGGAGCCTTCTCTCCCTAATTTAAGCGTAAGAGCGGTTTTAGTAAGCGGAACGGAAATCCCTACGGCTTCAAGAGACATGGTTCTTTCGACCCCCGATCGTCATTTAATTTGTGTTGGAACAGAAACTACTCTTCAGAGTTCAACGACTCAGGATGACATGTTTGTTCGTTGGTCTGATCAAGAAAGTATTACCGATTGGACTCCGACAGCAACCAATACAGCAGGAAGTCAAAGACTTACCGATGGTTCTAAACTGATGGGTGGAATTGTAGGAAGGACAGCGGTGTATCTTTGGTCGGATACAGCCATGTACACGATGAAATTTATTGGCCCTCCTTTAACTTTTGGTTTTCAACAAATGGGAACCAATTGCGGTATGTCGAGCCAGCACGCTGCAGCGGAGGTCAATGGTATAGCCTATTGGATGGGACCTACAGGATTCTATAAATTTGATGGAGGACGTGTACAACTAATGCCTTGTCTAGTGGAAGATTATGTCTTCGAAGATATTAACACTAACGCCAATCAACAAGTTCATGTGGCAGTTAACGCTTTATTCGGAGAGATCACTTGGTTTTATCCAAGCAGTGATTCTAGCTATGTTGATAGATCTGTCACCTATAATTATTTAGATTCCTCTCCGCAAAATCCAATCTGGTATACTTCTTCTCTTGCTCGTTCAACTTGGACAATTGAAGGAGTTTTCAATAAACCTTATGCAACTGAATTTAAAAGTGGAGTGGCCCCTACAAATCCCACAGTCGTAGGAATTTCTAATGGAGCTAGTTATTATTGGCAACAGGAAAAAGGAACTGATGAAGTTTTTGCCAGTGGAACAACGAATGCCATTTCCGCTAGCGTGGAATCAGGAGACTATGACATTGGAACCCAAGGGATCGAAGGACCTATTGGTGGTGAATTTATGATGAGGATCAGCAGGATTATTCCTGACTTCGGATCTCAAACAGGGACTGCTAAAGTTTATTTAAATACTAAAGCGTTTCCAACCAGTACCGCAACTTCTACATCGTATAACGCCACAACTTCAACGACTCAGATCTTTACCCGTGCAAGAGCAAGACAAATTGCTATTAAAGTTGGCAATGTAGATACGGGACAGACTTGGAGAATGGGAACTTTTAGACTAGATATTCATCCAGGGGGTAGAAGGTAATGGCAAAGATTAGTGAAGTTATAGCAACGATTCTAGGCCCGGATTTTGATTCGATGAATGTTCAAGGACTCGCCGATAATGTCGCGTCCGTAGTACAGAAACTTAACACTACTTACCAACAACAATTAACCGATGAGTACGAAGTCTTTACTTTATTCATGAGTTAAGATAAATTAAGGAAAAGAAGAAATGGCAAATACATATAAAAATATTTGGAAGACTGATGCTACTACAAACATTGTAACCGTTTATACCTGTCCTGCAGAAACGGTAGCTTTAGTTAAATCTATATCCGCTTATAATACCCATGCTTCTTCAACTCCTGATTGGACTCTCACGGTTGCTCAGAGCAGCAGCTCTACTGATTTTGTTTATAAAGTAATAGCGAGCGTCCCAGCTAAAGGTAAAAAAGAATTTTTAGAAGGAGATGAAAGTACTCTTTTAGTTTTAGAAGAGAGCGATGCTTTAAAATTTACAACCACGGCTACTTCTGCTAA